TTTCACATGAACCATTTCGTGCATGATACAAGTTATAAAATCATCACCTTCTAATGTCTTTTTTATTTCTATAAAATGTTGTCGGTTATCTCCACCTTCCCAACAATAGCCATCTGCTTTGCCATCTAATTCTTTTTTTAAATCAATATAGATATCTAAAGTTCTCATTCGTGGCATAAGTTGTTTTATACACCAATGTGCAATTTTGGCTGTAAATTCTCTTTGTTTTTTAGTACCGCCATTTACCTCAATTATGTTACCTCTTTCAGTCGTAATCATAATCAGAACCACCTTCACTTAATTCTGTATTATCCAAATCTAAAATTTCTTCTTCCGTCATTTTACTCTCCAACAAAGTAACCAATTAATCCATTTGCCATAATTGCAATACCTACTGCGTTTATAATAATAAGCGCTCTGTCATTCCACATGATTGAAACTATTAACCAACCAATAAGACCTAACATATGCACAAATATATTTAATGGATAGATGTTATTAGAAGTAAGTAACATACCCACTAGTAAAACCATACTTGCAGCCCACTTTATATACCAATCTGTTGTATGTAAAGGAGTCTTTGTTGTAGTTGCTGTTTCGTGGGCTTTCTTTTCTGCGTCTGTCATTATACCCCCACGCTACACAATGTAATTCCACCTAGAATTATTACTACTATTAATATTGCTACTAGTTTACTCATCATGCACTCTCACATTTCCACCAAAGGTCAAGAGGGTCAACCCCCATTTTTTTGGCAATCATTTTAAATTCGTTTTCAAGTAGCTCTTCATTTAAATTAGATTGTCCAGCCATAACTGCTTGATAATCTAAGTAAATTGATTTTGCTATATTTTCTAAACTATTTAATTCATCATTTGTTACCATATTAATTTACCTTTACTTTTAATTTATTTAAAATATCAATAGACTCTTTAAAATTAGTCTTTTCTAATTTTGCAAGAGCATCAACTTCGTTACCTAATTGAGATTGTAAACCCTCAATAAATTTCATCATCAAACCAAGTTGTTCATTTATATTGTCAACTTTACCATGCAAGTCATCTATCTCTTGCATTATATCATCATTACTATAAAAAGTATCACTCATATTATTTTCCTCTCATTAATTATAAATAGTTAGCGCCAGTCCAAGAAACTGAAAAGTTACCTTCTAGGACATTACCTCTTTTACCAGCACCCACCATTGTGTATGCACCGTAACCAGCAGCTTTTAAGATATCACCCTTTTTTAACTTACCACAGGCACTATCTTTTTTTACGACACCACCCCAGATACATTGTTGATTACCTAATGTCTTGTAAATACCAATGTATTTTTGACCATTCTTAATAGTCCAACCGTTCTTGAATTCTTCACACATTCTTTCATTTGTATTTCCATCACAATAATCTGCGTTTGCAGCCTTGATTAAGTTTTTAATACCGTCTTGAATATCTGTAAATTGTTTTGTTACTGTTTTCATATTTGTTTCCTCATCATTGAATATACCTTATTATACAAAAAAAAGAGGGGTCTGTCAACCCCTCTAAAAATCCCTAGTAAAAACAATGACTTACCTCATAATATAATGTACCTCAAAATTGTAAATTAGCGAATCACTAGGGGGCGATTCGCATGGCTGTGATGATGAGGTTGAGAGGTGTGCCATGCGAACCAAACTCTTAATCTATATACTCTGAACCTTGATAGCTCATTTTAATAATAGCGAAAAACATTATAACTATTCCACTAAAAGATAATAGAAATCCTTGCCATAAGGGTATACTTCCCTCTATACCAGCAACTCCTAATACTGTTGTACATAAACCAATAAAAAATATAAACATAATTTAACCTCATTTTTAATTATCGAATCAATATAACTATTGTACAATAAAAAAAGGGGTCTGTCAACCCCTTTTTCTAATTTTCTTTATGAAAATATAAGTACAAACAATACCTAAAATAATTAGATATTCATCAAGTGCATTTTCTCCAATGTCCACACCAAAAGTTGAAATAATGGCAACCACCATTACGGTGAACAACCAAGAGAAAATTGGTATTGTTAAAATGTAAATGATAATGCAGTACCAATCATTGCAGATTGTTGTTTCATATCTTTATCTGCGATAACTTCTACATAAGGACTAAAACTCATGTTGTCATCAAGATTGATTTTTATACCAGCTTGATTTTTGATATCATCAATTTTAGTGTCTTCTTCTTGTCCTTGACCAAATGTCCAACGAGGTTGTACTTTACCCCAAACACTTAGTTTGTCACCTAGACCAATTGCAACTTTACCGATTAAACGATAACGCCAATAGTCGTCAGTTGATTCATTTTCATAATTTCTAAGTTCAATTCTATGTCCTAACGAAAACTTAGTGTTAGATTTAGATACTGAACCATCTTCGTTAGTTGTATCCTCTGGACTCCATTTAATTAGAGTGTGAGTTAATTTGGGACGATACTCTCTTGCACCATCTTCTTCAGCTATTCTAATAGCAGCTGTAACGTCATACCATTTTTTATCAAGTTTGTATGAAGGTTCAACATGCATATAATCAGAACGATAATAAGTTCTTATATCAAGTCCCATATTACCATTTTGTATTGTATAGTTGTGCTCTGATTTAGTCCAATTACTGTCAGCAGCCTCAGCTTCTTTTTCTTTGCACGCCGTAACTAAAAATAATGTTGCTAGAAGTGTTATGAATAATTTCATTTATTTTCTCCCTTATAGAATAAAAATATTCTGTAGTATTTATTGAAAACAAATACTGTAAACAGAATATTCATAAAATCTTAATATATTTTACTTTGTTAAATCCCATTCCGTTGGGTCTTCTGGTGGCATATCAGTTAGTGGACTATTACCTTGTTGCCAGCGTGTATCATCTGGGTTTGTAGGTCTATACAAGTCTGGGTTTATATCCTCAATAATTCTCCATTGATTAGAATTATCTGGTGTTCTTCCAGTTTGGTCACACCCAGCATATACGATATCTATGTCCTCTGGTCTGTCTTTTTCAAAATCTATTCTTTCATCATAGTATGGCCCTGCTTGAGTCTCAAAAGTCCACCTTAACATATTTTGACATTCTTCTTGACTTGTTTCTTTTATGAAAGGCACACTTTCAAAACTTGTGCAGTTGCCATGAAAACATATGAGTAATATTGCCACATGAAATATTTCAGGCATTTATTCTCCTATTCAGCTATACCACTTGCAGACCGACTTCCTTGTGGATAAACTGGTGGTTCTGGAACTGTAAAATCTTCAGTCCAACCAAATGCTTCTATTACTACAGGCTCTGAAAGACCTTTATATACTTGATGCAATCTTTTATCTTTAGCTGCAATAAGTAGGTCTGCCTCACTTTCGTGTAAACCTTCCAACATCTGTATAAACATTTGTTCTTTCTTAAACTGTGCAGTTCCGTTGTCAGCACCCTTAATGAAGTGCCATAGTTTTCTAGCTTCGTATGCTAGAGTGGAATGTTCTGTTCCTTCTGGAGCATCATTCCTTTTAAATGGAACATTACCTTCTGGTAATACCCATTCAATCTTTGGGTCAAAAGATGCTTTGATTATCATACGCAAAGAATCTGTATTGTGTTCTCTCAGTATGTTTATCTTTTGTCCTTTTGTCTTTGCTTTGTGTACTTTGTCAAGTACCTCTGAAAATAATAATGTGTCACCTGCCATTTTAAAAATCTCCTATCGATTCAGTTAATTCTTTTAGTTTATTATCTATAAAATAATTAAGTAGTTTACTTCTATCTCCATGAGGAGCCTCATCTATCTCAGATAAAATCTGTTCTTCTAGTTCTTGTGGTATTTTATCTAAGTTGATTAACTTCTCATTTCTCTGATAGTTTCTCTTGGCTTCATCTGGCATGCTATCCATAGATTCTAACCAAGTTTCTATCTTTTTCTTTCCTAAAGGTCTTTGACGTAATCCTTCTGTAAATGTAATATCTGGTGATAATACATTAGGAACGCCATCGCTTGTATCACCTTTTAGTATGTGTGTTCTTATATAGGTGTCTGGATTATGTCCATTTACATGCTTCTTTAAAATAGGGCTGTACTGTTTTACATTCTTATATTTGTGTAACTGTATGAAATCTTTATCACCAGATACAATCATAACTGGCTCACTCTCTTGTTTGCATAGTGTTCCAATAATATCATCAGCCTCTGCACCGTATACCTC